CCCCCCCAACAACAACTGCAAGGAGAGCGCTATGGCATTGCGCATTATCACCGCCGACGAACGGTTGTCGGCTTCTGAAAACAAGACATCGCTAGCCGTCTTTGGCCCGCCAGGCGTGGGGAAGACCACGCTGATCAAGACGCTGCCCGCAGACAAGGCGGTGTGCTTCGATCTAGAGGCGGGCATGAAATCCGTGCAGGACTGGCGCGGGCCCAGCATCCCGATCCGCAGCTTCACCGATTTCCGCGATCTGGTGATCCTGATCGGTGGCCCGGACCCGGCACAGCATCCTGGCAGCTATTACGGCGCGGACTACCACGCCTATGTGCAGGCGAAATACACCGACAGCGGCCTGGAAGCCTTTCTCAAAGATCGCTCGATCATTTTCGTCGACAGTATCACCGATCTGACGCGGCAGGCGATGGCCTATGCCAAGCAGCAGCCGGAGGCATTTTCGGACCGAACGGGCAAGCCGGATGTGCGTGGCGCCTACGGGCTTCTGGGGCGCGAGGTCATTCAGGCTCTGAAGCACTTGCAGCATGCGCGCGGCAAGACCGTCATCTTCGTCGGCGTCTTGGAAAAGCTCACCGATGAGTACGGGGTGTCGTCCTGGGTTCCGCAAATGGAAGGTACCAAAGCTGGCCGCGAATTGCCGGGCATCGTCGACCAGGTCATCTCGATGCAGCTTTTTGGCAAGGATGAGGAAGGCGCCTGGACGCTCAACGAGAAATCCACCGACCGCCGCCTTGTGTGCAAATCCGGCAATCCCTGGGGCCTTCCCGCGAAGGATCGCTCAGGCCGTCTCGATATGACCGAACCAGCGGACCTTTCGGCGCTTCTGGCCAAGATCGACGGCCGCCCGGCATCGAGCCCTCGGATCGCCCCCGTCACCCCCTTTGTCTAACTCGGAAAGGACATATCCCATGAATTACGACCTGAACGACGCTGGCCCGCAAATGGCTCCGATGGGCGAGATGATCCCCGATGGCACTTTTGCCAAGGTGATGATGAAACTCCGCCCCGGTGGTGCCAATGGCGCCAGTGCAATGGATGCGGGGCTTTTGAAAGCCTCGCCGCATAGCGACGCCAAGATGCTCGACTGTGAATTCACCGTCACCGAAGGTCCCTATGCCCGACGCAAGTTTTGGCAGAACTTCACCGTGGCGGGTGGCAAGCTTGATGAAAAGGGTCAATCGAAGGGCTGGAACATCTCGAAAAGCACCTTCCGGGCGATGATCGACAGCGCGCTTGGGCTCAGACCCGATGATTTGAGCGACGCGGCCCGTGCCAGACGTGTGATCGGTGGGCTGAAGCAGCTCGATGGCATCACATTTGCCGCGCGGATCATGGTCGATGTCTCGGACAACCCGAATTACCGCGACAGCAACAAGATCGCGAATGTGGTGCTGTCGAATGAGGCACCCTATGCCGCGATCATGCGCGGGGAAACGGTCGCGCCCGAGCCGGTAAATGCGCCGCCGCGCAAATCGGCAGCGCCGGTGCCTGCCGCATGGAATGCACAAGCCCCTGCCCAGGCAGGTTGGTCCGCCCCGGCGGCGCAAGCACAGCCCGGCACGCCCAAACCTGCGACACCGCCTGGTGGTGCTCCGGCCTGGCTGAACAGCTAAGCCCATGACCCCGGATGCATGGCAGGCGCATGTCACGCGCGAAGCAGCAAAGGATATCGGCAATTGGCTCGAGGCCCATGGAAGACTGGATCGGCCTATCGCAAGCCTCCGGCTTACGGAGCTCGACGCCATGGCCTCGGTGGCCATCAGCCGCTTCGTCGTTCTGGTGTCCCACAAGATCCGGGAGGCCCCGGGGGCGCATCAGGAGTTCGAAAACCTGCTGATGGGGTGAGCGGCGTCCCTGAAACCCTCCCGGGGAGGGTTTCAGCCGCGAAGCGGAGGAGCCCGGACGTTTGCGGGGTTTGCGGCCGAGAAGCCCGCGGCTTTGGCTTCTGCCTGCGCCTGCAGTGGTCGCGGTTTCCGTTCCACCAATTCTGTTCGCGCCGGTGCCAGGACATCGGCGCGGATCTCGCCAAGAGGAGCCACGGAATGATTGATAAAACAGCACGCGAGGCACAGGCCATCCGGGATGCCCGCAAGGATTTCGCGGAAGCATTGACGGCGCTCGGCCTGATGGCCGCGTTTTTCGACCGCACGGCTGCCGAGATCGATCAGCTGATCGAGGCGGCGGTCACCGGCTACATCGACAGCATGCAGACCCAAGGCGCGCAGCCTGAACGCGATGGCTGCCTGCCCGCAGATCCCATTCCATTTTGAGGCGGTGCCAATGATTGATCTCAACCACGGGTCTGGCACGCAATACGCGACACCTCAGGCCCTTCCCGGCATCACCAATGCTTTAGGCGCGGCCATCGATCAGGCTTTGCTGGCCCGCAATGGGGCCGAGCGACCACGGACATACGTGAGTTCGTCTGGCCTCGGTCGGTCCTGTCTGCGCCAGATCCAGTATGATTTTCTCGCTGTGTCGAAGGATGAGGGGCAGAACTTCGCGCCCAAGACCCTGCGGATTTTCGAGGCCGGGCACCGGTGCGAGGATATGGTCGCCAGTTGGCTGAGGCTGGCCGGGTTTGACCTGCGCACCGAACGCGACGATGGGCGGCAGTTCGGCTTCACGGCCCTGGGCGGTCGGTTCAAGGGACACATCGATGGCTGCATCGTCAGCGGCCCGGTCGCAATGCCTTATCCTGCGCTTTGGGAAACAAAGGCCCTCGGGACCTCCAGTTGGAAGGACACGGTCAAGAGGGGCGTGGCGGTTTCCAAGCCCGTCTACGCAGCACAGATCGCACTCTACCAAGCTTATCTGGATCTGCCCAACCCGGCTCTGTTCACGGCGCTCAACCGCGACACGATGGAAATCTACGCTGAATTGGTGCCGTTTGATGCCGCATTGGCACAGCGGATGAGCGACCGCGCCGTTGCGGTGGTTCGGGCGTCGGATGCACAGGACATCCTGCCGCGCGAGGCGGCCGAACCGACCTCGGTCGTCTGTAAGGGGGGCATGGCAGCTGGCCATTGGCATCCACCCTGTGCCTGGGCCGAGCGGTGCTGGAGGGCCAAGCGATGATCCCCTACGGCTATGAATTCAAACGGCTCGCTCCGCAATTGCGCCTCAAGTCCATATACGGCTTCCTTTTGGAGGGGCTTGAAACGGCACCGGTCTATTATTTTGCGGATCAGGCGGCGTTTGACAGTGACGAAGTGGAAGCACTTGGCCCCTTGGTCATGGCGGAGCATTTGAAGCTGCCACACCCGGCAGTGATCTTCGAGGTCAAGGATCGCCATCCCGACCGGGAGGCGTTGTTGGTTTACGCGCGTCAGTTTGAGGACCGGGTCGAAGCTGCGTTGTTCTCTCGCTGGAAAAAACGCCTGCGCTGGACCGATTGTCTGGCCCACGCCGTTTTTGCCGCACCGGGTTGTGCCGAGGTCACAACGCATCCCGAGATCAGGCAGGATCAGGCCAAAATGTACATGGACGCAGCCTCGGGCATTGTCTGGCGCGCGTTAAGCATCCTGGCCTTCGCGGGCGACGACAAACCGCGCAAGGTGATGCCCGCCCTACGCCGCCCCTATGCGAAAGCAGGTGTGAGCGGTTGGACCTGGCACCAGATTACAATTGATGTCGCGCGTGCCCGAGCAAAAACCCTGGACCTCGGAGGCACCCATGCCAGCCCGCGGTGGCATATCCGTCGCGGCCACTGGCGCCAGCTCGCTGACGGCCGCCTTGTCTTCGTGAGCCAATGCCAGGTCGGCGATCCTGGGCGTGGTGGGGTGGTCAAGGACTATATCGTGAAAGGCGCAGCCGCATGAGCAGTTTTATCCCCTCTAACGGCCAGGCGGCTGCCATTCGCGACATCAAGACTTGGTTCGAGACCCGCACCGATGAGCAGCAGGTCTTTCGCCTTTTTGGATACGCGGGCAGTGGCAAATCCACAGTGCTGAAGTTCGCACTCGAGGAACTTGGCCTTTCGCCACACCGCAGCGCGCGCGACGGCTCATGCGTACCCGGCGTTGTTACCGCCACGTTCACCGGCAAGGCGGCGCTGGTTTTGAGCCGCAAGGGCACGCCCGCGCGTACCATTCACAGCCTGATCTATTCAGTGACAGAGGCCACGGAAGGGGAAGTCGAGGCCGCCGCCAGGAAAGTGCGCGAGGCGGAAATCAGCGTCAGATCCTTGTCCGGGTTTGATCGCACCGCGGCCGAGGCAGGGATTGAGGCGATGCGCCAGGCGTTGTCGGCGATGAAAAAACCGCGCTTTGCGCTGAATTCGCAAAGCGATGCCGCCGAGGCCAAGCTGATTGTGCTCGATGAGGTCTCCATGGTTGGCGACGACATGGCCCGCGATCTGATGAGCTTCAAAAAACCCATTCTGGTGCTGGGTGATCCGGGGCAGCTTCCCCCGATCAAGGGCGAAGGCGCTTTCACCAATGCGGCTCCTGATGTGATGTTGACCGAAATCCACCGCCAGGCAACCGAGAGCGCGATCATTCGCTTGGCCACAATGGCGCGCGAGGGCCAGCCGATCTCTTTTGGCAGCTATGACGACCATGTCGCCAAGATGCACAAGAACGATATCACCCCGGAGCAGGCGCTGCGGGGCGGGCAGTTGATTTGCGGTATGAACGCGACCCGGCTGCAGTTGAACAATGCGATGCGCGGGGCGGCTGGTCTGGCCGATGGCGTCCTGCCATCAGGTGCCACCGAGAAAATCATTTGCCTGAAGAACCAAAACGATCTCGGGCTGATCAATGGCATGTTCCTGACGCTCGAGGATATCGTGGATGAGGGCAGCCTATATTTCTCGGCCGTGGTGACGGACGAGGATGGCCGCCGGGTGGGAGCGCCGGACCCCAAAGGCAAACCGGTCCGCCTGCGCATCTACAAAGGGCATTTCGAAGATCACATCGCGTTCGATCGCACGCGCCATGATCGGGATTGGAAGGAGAAAAAGCACCTGACCGAGGCGACGTTTGGCTGGGCCATCACCGCGCACAAGGCGCAAGGCTCGCAATGGCAGAATGTCATCGTCTGGGATGATGGGCTCGGGCGCAGTGAGCTCGACCGCCGCCGCTGGCTCTATACGGCCATCACCCGCGCCGAGCGCGGCCTTGTGCTCTTGGCCTGAGATGTGCCCCATGATCGACCTCAACGATGTCTTCGTCCCTGCCGCCCGCCATGATCTGAACGCTATCAAGGCGCGGCTGGCAGATACGGCCCGTGATTGGCTGCCCTCGCTCTTTCCCGAAGCGCGGCTCAGCCATGACAAGCGGTCGCTGCGCTGTGCAGACCTTTCCGGCCGCCGCGCACGTGGTGAGGGCTCGTGCATTATCCATCTTGATGGGCCTTATGCGGGCTGGGGCTTCGATTTTGCGACGGGCGAGCGGGCGGGGCCGATTGACATGATCTACCACGCCACGGGGATGAGCGAGGGGCGGCTTTTCGATGAGGCGGCCCGACTTGCGCATCTGGATCGCGAAACAGCCTCACGGTCGCGCCCTGTGGCTCCAGCCCGCCCCGATCATAGCCTCGAAATCCGCCGCATTCTTGATGGATGCGCCCCGCTGGCGGGCAGTCCGGCTGAAATTTATCTTCGTGCACGCGGGCTTAATGATCCGGGCTCGCCGGATCTCCTCGCCCATCCAGACCTCACGGATTACGATAGCCGTCGCGGCTGGCCGGGTATGGTCGGCATTCCGCGTTTGGCCAATGGCGATCCGGTCGGCGGTATTCATCGCACCTTCCTGCTCGATGACGGCAGCGGCAAGGCGCCTGCGGGCAAGAAAATGCTGGGCACGATCGCAGAGGCGGCGGTGCGGCTGTTTCCGATGTCGGATTTTGGTCAACTTGGCGTGGCGGAAGGGATTGAGACGGCGCTCGCCGCCCAGGCAATATTCGCGACGCCGGTGTGGGCGGCCTTGTCAGCCGACGGCTTGGCGCGGTTCAAATGGCCAGCGGGCACGCGCCGTGTCACGATCTTTGCCGATGCGGGTGATGCAGGACGTCAGGCGGCTGCCACATTGTCGGACCGGTTAAATATGGCGGATATCGCCAACGAGGTGGTTGCCCCGCTGCACGGTGATGATTTCAACGACGATCTGCTGAAGGGGGCCGTAAAGACGGATTATAACCGTGCGGAAATCCCGCTCGTCGCCGATGGCACCGAAGCGACGATGTTTGCCGCAGATCCGGAATCTGCCGCCACCGCGCTGGCCACCGCAACCGAGGCGCTGACCAATCCGCCCGATATCACCGAACTGGGTAGCCTCATGGGGCGCATCGTCAAGGAGCGGCTTGAGCCCATGGAAGAACGCCATGTGCTTTCATTGATAAAGGCACGCACCGGGATTGCGATGTCGATCCTGGACAAACAGCTTGGCGTCCTGCGCCGCCGTTTGAACAGTACCGGCGAAATCACGAAACCCACTGCCCGCCCGACCTGGGCAAACCGGTTGCGGCTGGATCTTTCGGGGACGCCCGAGCGCAACGAGGCCAATGTCATTACCGCACTGAGTTCCGATCCAGCTTTTACGGGGACCCTTGCCTTCGACGAATTCCGCCAGGAAGTGGTTGTGTTTAACCCCGCGCCTTGGGATGGCGCGGAATTGGACTACCCGCGGCCGTGGGAGGATAGCGATGACATCCGGCTGGCCGAATGGTTGCAGCATCGGGACGTGAATGTCGCGCCCCTTGTTGTTGGCCGCTCAGTTGGTGCTGTCGCCCGCGAACATCGCATTCATCCGGTGCGCGCCTATTTCGATACTCTGACATGGGATGGCACACCGCGTCTGGAGACTTGGACCAGCAGCTATCTCGGTGCCGAACCATCCGATCTGACCCATGCCATGGGCAGCCTGTGGCTGATTTCGGCCGTCGCACGCATCTGTCGCCCGGGCGTGAAGGCAGACCATATGCTGATCCTCGAAGGCGAACAGGGCGCGCGCAAATCGACCGCGCTCAAAATACTTGCGGGTGAGGACTGGTTCACCGACGAGTTGCCGGACCTCGGGTCCAAGGACGCGGCCATTCACATGCAGGGCGTCTGGATTGTGGAAATCGCGGAACTCGACGCCATCGGCCGGGCGGAGGTCTCGCGCATCAAGGCTTTTCTGACTCGCACCACAGATCGGTTCCGCCCGCCCTACGGCCGCCACACCGTCGAGATCAAACGCCAATGCGTCTTTGCCGGCACGGTGAATCCAGACACCTATCTGCGCGATGAGACCGGTAACCGCCGCTTCTGGCCAATCCGCTGCGGCGACATCGACATTGATGCCCTTGCGCGGGACCGCGACCAAATCTGGGCCGAGGCCGTGGCCCGGTTCAAGCAAGGTGCCATCTGGTGGCTCGAGGACAGGGATCTGCTGAAATCTGCGCGCGAAGAGCAAGATAAGCGCTACCAGTCGGACGCCTGGGACGGGCTGATCGATCACTGGCTGACGCATGAAACGCGCAGTGTGAACAAGGGTTATGCCGGCTTTGGTGACTGGCAGGATGAAGAGTTCGAGCGGCCGGAGCCCCTGCGAGATGTATCGGTCGGAGAGATTCTGGCAGAAGCAATCGGAATTGAACCGGCAAGGTGGACGAAACCGGATCAAATGCGCGTAGGCTCCTGGCTAACCTCCAGAAATTGGATGCGGTATCAACGCCGAACGGGTGACGCACGAGAATGGCGATATCGCAAACGCCCAAAATGATGGATTCGCGCCAGGACGTCGACGACGCGCAGTCGAGCAGGTGGGGCATCCGATGGGGTGCCCCTTGGCTTTTGTGGTGTCACCAGCATGCGTTTGTCACCATCTCCCCCATGCAATGGTGACAGAAATAATCCAGTAAAAACAACGCCGTCACCATTGTCACCACTGGAAAGCCCAACTTCCTTTCTTATACATATACACGTGTATTCAGGGGTGGCCTTATGCCTTCCTGTACATACAAAGCCATTTAGTGGTGACAGGTGGTGACAGTGATGACAGCGTTGTTTTTATTGAGATAATTTTGTCACCAGCCATTGAGGCTTGTGGTGACAGGCGGTGACAAGGATCTGAGCGCTGGACGCGATGGAAATTCCTTGCTCGGCCGAGTCCGCGCCAGTATTTTGGTCTTGACCAAAGCCGAAGGCCCACACGAATTCGTGAGCCTTCACCATGAACACAAAAGAGCTGATCCCGACCCAGACGCTGCTTGAGACCTTCGGCGGCGACAAAACTATTATTGCCCTCGACCTCGGCACCACCACCGGCTGGGCAATCCGTGGCTTCGATGGCCTCACCACCAGCGGCACCGTCAGTCTCAAACCCGGCCGCTACGATGGCGGGGGGATGCGCTATCTGCGGTTCACGAATTGGCTGTCCGAGATTGACCGCCTGTCTGGTCCGATCGAGGCAATCTATTTCGAAGAAGTGCGTCGGCACGCGGGCACCGACGCGGCCCACATTTACGGCGGGCTGATGGCCTCGCTGACCGCTTGGGCCGAACTGCGGGGCGTGCCTTACCAGGGCGTCCCCGTTGGCACGATCAAAAAGCACGCCACCGGTCACGGTAATGCGTCCAAACTGGCGATGATCGATGCCGCTCGGGCCTGCGGTTTCAGCCCGACTGATGACAACGAAGCCGACGCCATTGCCATCCTGCTGTGGGCGCTCGAGACCGAGGGCGGACTGGCATGATGGGAATGCGGTTCACCCCCAAAGGATACGGCGGTCAGCACAGGACACCCGATGAGGTCAAGCGCGAGGGCTGGCACGAACAGGGCGTGCTGGCGGTGTCGGCCGACGATCAACGGCTGACTTGGCCGGAACGCGAACTGGTCCGTCAGCTTGGCGAAAAGCTTTACGGGCGACGCCCGATGGGAAAGGAGGTTCGGCATGACTGATCGCACATGGACCCGTGCCATCGTGGCTGACCGATTGGAACTGGCCGCGGAGGTGATGCGTGCCTTGCCGTCGGTGCGCCCGCAGGGCTATGTCAGCACCTGGCCTGAATATTTGCACAGTTTTGCTGATCAGGTCGAGCAAGCCCCGAGACTGAAACGGCCGCTGCCGTCTCCGCGCATGATCACGGAGGCAGACGAGGCGATGCTCTGGCTGCGATGGGTCGAGAAGGATATCGGCCAGATCCTTTGGGCGCGTGCCAACCGTAAAGCCTGGAAGGGGATTTGCTGGCAGCATGGCATCAGTCGGGCCACTGCCAACCGCCAGCATGAATACGGGCTTGCGGTGATTGTCTGGCGCCTCAACGGGAGGAACGTGCCGCGCAAGAGGTCGATGGAGTTTGTCATCCAGCAGACCATTTGAACGAGCGGGCGGCGGTTCACGCTGCCGCCCTGTCAAGCATTTTCGTTCGCATGGGACATTTTTCGGTGGGACACTGCAAGCTGTGACAGATTTCTTCCGAGGGGCTATAAGAACGATAAGCTGCTCGCATTGGGTATGAGGGTGGATGGTGACGGTGGTGAGTTCGATGCGGGAAATTGATATCGTTTGACCCGAAAAAACCGTCTCCGCTCAAAATGCTACGCATCATAACCCATTGAAATTGAACGGGGCCCTTCTCTTCGTGACCGTATTCGGGGGGGCGAGGCGCAAGGCTTTCCCAGTGACACCCTCGAAAATACCCGTTTCGTTTCGGTTTGCGCCGAACCCCAAGAAAACAAGGGCCTGACGGCCTGACAAACCACGCCTGAACCGAAATGGGGGTCAGACCCCATTTCGCTTTGGCCCCCAGACCCGTTTCGCTTTCGGGTATCCCCAAGGACATTCGCATGGACGTCATCGACCTGCCGCTCGAGCAGATCATCCCCTATGCGCGCAACCCGCGCCGCAACGCGCAGGCCATCGCCACGGTCGCAGCCTCAATCCAGGAGTTTGGCTGGCGTCAGCCCATCGTCGTGGACGAGGCGATGGTCGTGCTGGCCGGTCACACGCGGCTGGAGGCAGCGCGCACGCTTGGCTGCAAGACTGCACCGGTGCATGTCGCCAAGGGGCTGACCGCGAACCAAGCGCGGGCCTTCCGCATCATGGACAACCGCTCCAGCGAGAACGCCGAGTGGGACAAGGACCTGCTGAACCTTGAGCTTGCAGACCTGCTGGAGGCGGATTTTGACCTTGGGCTGAC